GGCTAATGCGATTAACCCAACAACCCAACAGGGTTCAACATCATATTTAACTAACGACGAATATCGTAATGCACCTACCGCAATAGATATTGATAATTTAGTATTCAATTCAACAGACCCAGCAATACAGGAAAGCGAATTAGCGAATGTTATTTCTCGTGCTTCATCTTGGGTAGATACATATTGCAATCAAGTATTAGGGGCTACAACTGAAACTGAAACTCAACGCTCTAGAGTTTGTTCAGATGGCACAATCAAATTTCACCCACGATATAATCCAGTAATTGCATTAACTGATTTTTGGTATGGCAACCCTTCAACGAATTTATATCAAGCACAAGATTGTTCAGTTGCTTGGATAGAAAATCAACAAATTATATTTCCTTATGCAAACATGGGTTCGCTGTACACCAGTCAAGGTCCATTACAGTTCGGCTTTCCACAAACTTCAGGAATGCTTGTTTATTTGAAATACACCTATGTCAATGGTTACGCAAATACAACTATTGTTTCGGCAACTGCAACTCAATCAACACTAACAGTCAAAAGCGGAACAGGCATAACAGCAGGACAAGACCTGAAAATTTACGACGGCATGTATTCTGAATATGTTACAGTTGCTAGTAATTATGTATTTGGTACCACGACGGTACCATTAACGCAAGCATTGTTATACACACATGCAGCAGGAGTATCTATTTCAGCATTGCCGCCAGCAATCAAAGAGGCTACAATTCTTGCAACAACTGCAATGTTAAAGATTCGTGGAGATAGTAGTTTGACTATGTCTGTCGGCACATTACCCAATTCAGGTTCTACTGGTAATTTAGAACAAAATATCGGTAGCGATATGGCTATGGCTATGGATTTATTGAAACCATATCGTAGGATTAGATAGTGTCAAGAGCAACTGTTCGGGAAGCCGTACGCAGTTGGATAGACAGCGCACAAATAACTACGCTGAATCAAGTATTATCTTCGTTTCCAAAGCGTATCAATTTTCAAGTAAATTCATTTCCGGGGCAGAATAGTCGTGCTGCTGCTGTTGTATTCATTGAAAATGAAACAGAAAGCCGTATCGCTATTGGCGGAGTTGAGTCAATGTCTTCAGGTGGCGCAGGATTAGGCTGGAAGCGTGTTGATTATGGAATTGCATTACAGATATTTCATCACTCGTTAGAAAGAAATGCAGAAGACGCTATGTCTGCGTTTGATGATTTGATAGATGCAGTAAAAACTAGATTAAGGGCAGGTCAACACACTCTAGGTGAAGACAATCCTAATATAATCTGGCAAGCAGCAGAACCAGCAATAGATGTCCAATACGGCGAACCACTTTCTAACGAAGGTGGTGCAACTGAAACTTGGGCTGCTATCCGCTTTACCGTAACAGAAATGATTGAATCATAGGAGAATCCATGGCTCGTTATATATACAATGGTGATGAAGATAGAGTATTTCCGTCTTTAGGTATCACCGTGAAAAAGGGTGAATCGTTTGATGGTCCCGAAGGTCTTAGGGCTAGAGGATTATCTCTTGATTCAAATGCTAAGTCCGCACCTGCGGTACCAACAGCACCAAAAGAAGCAGTAAAAGAAACAAACAAAACAGAAAACAAACAGTCAGCCTCGTCTGACATTACAGCAGGAGCGTGAATAAATGGCATCAGCACAACCATCGGTACGCAGTTACGTCGGTATTGCTAAAGAAGTAACTCCGGGAACACCAGTAAATGCAACTGATTTTATTCCACTGGCTAAAGATTCATTAAAACCAGTAGATATTATTGCACCACTCTACGACACAGGACTTCGTGGTTCTATGGCGCAGAATTACAATTACATTCAAGGTCGTCGCCACACAGAAATTGATCTAGGTGGTCCAGTATTCGCTGACACAGTCGGCTACTGGTTAGGCGGAATTATGGGTTCAGTTGCAACCACAGGAGTATCTGCACCTTTCACACATGTAATTTCATTGAAAAATGCAACAGGCATTGGAGCAGACGCACAACCTACATCTTTCACTCTGGAAGATATGTATGTTGCTGAGAATCGCTACTATCCGGGTTGCAAAGTCACTAATTTCACTTTCAATTTTAACTCAGAAGGTATGCTTGAATACACAGCGAAACTTATGGGTTTTCCGTCAACAACTACAGCAGTAACAGCACCATCGTTCAGCACAGTAGTTCCAACTCCTGTATGGCGTGGTTCAGTTTCTATTGGTGGCTCAACAATTGGTTACACAACTGATGGTTCATTGACAGTATCTCGTTCAGCAGAAGCAATCTTCGGTATTGACACAACACAAGGTCCATACGAAATCTTCGTGGGAGCGTTGGATACAACAGGTAATTTTACATTCGTTATGGAAAACGATGCTGAATTAACTCGTTTCTTATCTAATACTCAACCTGCATTAACACTTACCTTCGCACAAGGCGCAGGAGCATCTGCTACCTCTATTGCTTTTACAATCACTAAAGGTGCTTATACTGCTGCTGCCATTGATCGTTCAGCCGATCATGTTTCAATCGCTGTTGATTTCTCAGCAATTGCAAACACAACTGATGCTGGCTCAACAGGTGGTTACGCTCCAATCAAATGGACGCTTCAGAATGCTGTTGCTTCTGGTACATATCAGTAGCATCTAGCGCAAATCGGTAAGTGGGGAATTCAAGTGAATGTGCCGCCTTCCCACATTCTGCCCCACTTACCTCTATAATAACGGAAGGCAACTACGGGAGGAAAATCATGACAGAAAAAAATAAAGTATCTTTACCTTCAGGTGGCTGGGCTGTATTCAAGGACCCAACTACTTTGCGAGTAAAAGATCGCAAGAAAATCTTAAAAAATGCAAACAACGAAGAAGGCTTAATGCAAGCATTATCTATCGTTGATGGTTTGATTGCTTGCTTAGTGGAAGAATGGTCGTTTGATTACATAATTCCATCAATCAAAATCACTAGCCTAGAAGAATTGACTATGGCTGATTATGATGTATTAGCAGAAGAAGCAGGCAAAGCCCAAAAAGTATTGTTCCCATCATTAGCAAAAACAGACGAATCTGAGAAAGATGTTGATAGCCCTTTCGACGACTCCAGCGACTAAAGTGGGTGCTTGAAGGCAAAGAAAGGCACGAAGCCTTTACTTATCCTGATGATGAGTGGTCATATTATGTGGCTGCTGAAAAGTTCGGCTGGACGATAAACGAGATAGATGAACAACCTGCTTATCTATTTGACTGGCTTGTTGCTATTTCTATTGCAGTAGATGAAGTGAAAGCGAAAAAAATTGATTCCAAATAATTTGAAATTAGTGAAGTCAGCGTGGGGCGTGGCAGGTAAAAGTGTTGATTTATCTGCTAGAGCAGCACGAGATGCTATGATGGCTGCATTAATTCAATTATCAAAAGAAGAAATTCAAGGCAAAAGACCTAAGAATCAAAAGGCATGGCAAGGTTTTCCAACCCCACCTATGAACAGAACTGGCGATTTGCGTCGTTCTATAACAGGCGAAAAATTTACTATTGGGTTCGCTAACTACTCAGCGATTGTAGGACCAACAATAATCTATGGTCGCCGAGTTGAATTAGGTGGTGGTAATTGGAGACCAGGAGTAAGATTCCCATACATGGAACCTGCTTATGAGAAATTCCGTTCAGTATATCCTCAAATCGTTAATAAATTTATTGGAAGGTTGAAATAATGCTTGGTAGTTTCCTTCCCCCAGTAGTATTTGAAGTCACAGCAAACGCTACACAAGCATTGGCTAGTTTCAAACAAGTCAATACTCAACTTTCTTTAATGGAAGCACAAGCATTGAAAACTGGTAAAGCATTGACTGGTTTTCAAAAAGCAGCAATAGTTGGTAGCAAAGCAATCAAAGTAATGACTGGTTCATTCTTAGTTGCTGCTGGTATTGGCGTAAAAATGGCCATGGATTTAGAAAAATCCTTGAATCGTTTAGGCACAACATTAACTGCTTTAGGTTTATCAACTGCCGAAAATCGAAAACAAATAAGTTTATTAGTTGACAGTTATGAAGAATTAGGTTTCGGTTCAGAAGACGCAGCCGACGCTTATGGTCGTTTAATTACAATGACCAAAAATGTTGAAACTAGTAATCGTTTATTAGCCATGTCTGCTGATTTGGCTCGTGCTCGTACCATGTCTTTAGAGAGCGCAGCATCATTATTGGCTAGAGCCCAAATGGGCAATACAAGAGTATTCCGTCAATTCGGCATTACTTTAGATGCTACTAAACCAAAAGCATTGGCTATTGAAGAAGCGATGGGCAAATTAGAAGCCCGATTAAGCGGTCAAGCACTAGCATACACAAAAACATTCGCTGGTCAATTAGCAGTAATGAATGAATCATTAGGCGATATTTTTGAAACAATTGGTATGAAATTATTACCAATGCTTAATAAATTGTTAGAAAAACTTAAAGGCACTGGCAAATTCATGAAAGATTATGCCAAAGAAATAGAGGCTGCTGCTACTGCTATTACAGTTCTATTGATTCCTGCGGTAGTAAATTTAACTAAAAAACTTGCCGCATTAGCATTGACATTACTTAAGTCACCAATAGTGAGAATCATAGCATTAGTTTACGGACTTGCTTACGCATTCAATCGTGCTTCAGGTCAAGCAAATAGTTTTGCCAAAATATTTGGTGGCGTCGCTGACAAAGTTTTAGCCATGATAAGTATGGTAGTCAATGGTGTTGAAAATCTAGTTCAGACTATGATGTATTTTGCCAAGGCTGGATTAATGGCTCGTAAAGCATTTCAAGACCTGAAAGGCGACCGAGAAGGTGCTGCTGCTACTCAAAAAGAATTAGATGCGTGGGAAAAAGAATATCGTGCGATAGATAACTGGTCTGGCAATATTGAAAAAGCCAGACAAAAAATACGAGATTTCCAAAAAGACTATAAAGGTTTACAACTAGAAACGATCATTCCACAAATTCCGGGGTTCGGCGATGGCACATTTGTTGATGATACAACTGGTGGCGTCAATGCTTTAGGTGAGGCGTTGATCAATGCTAAACAAAGAATTCAAGATTTCAATGCAGAGTTAAAATCTACTTTCGTTGACCTTAAAGGCGCATGGGCGAGTATTGCTGGTCGTGATTTCAATGCTGCAATTCAAGAAGGTTTATTAAATCCTATTGACAAACTTGTAACTAAAACTAATACAGCCGTAACAGCGTATCAAGAGGCATCAAAAAATTATCAAACAGCATTAAATTCATTAACTGCTGCGCAAAATAAATACACAAGCGCAGTTCAAGGTGGCAATAAAGCCATAATTGCTTCAACCGAAAGCGCATTAAAGCGTGCTGAAACTTTAGTTACAGATTTACAAACAAGCATGGGTGACGCTCTCGCTGACATCGCACAATTGCAACAAGAAATGATTGACGCAGTTATTGAATCCGAAAACAAAATAACTGAATTGCGTGCCGAGCGAACCAAAGTATTACAAGATGGCATGAGGGCTGAACTAGAGTTACAGAAAGACTACAATCAGAAAGTAGCACAATTACAAAAAGACGCTGCTGATCGTAGTGCTGAAATAGTCAAACAATCAGTAGATCAAATTAGAAACGCATTCAAGAGTGCGACCTATAAAGGTATAGGTAATATATTCTCAGATTTGACATTTGAGGGCAAATATCTTGCTGGTGGTTCTATTGACGCTATCACTAAAGCATTAGCCAAACAAGCAGAAAAAGCAACATCACTTGCTGATAAAGCAGGCAAATTGCAAGCACTTGGATTTACTCAAACATTTATTGAAGAAGTAATATCACAAGGTCCAGATGTTGGTGGCGCATTAGCCGATATTATTTTGGCTGGCAACTCAGAGTCAATTAAACAATTACAATCATATTGGCTTGCTTTAGAAAAAGTATCTTCTCACGGCGTAGATAATTTAGCCAAAACCTTGAATTCTGGCATGACTCTTGCGACAGAAGAATTAACTGCATCATTAGCCAATGTTCAAACAGAATTAACATCTGCGTTGTCTGAAGCATACAATGAATATTCGGATTCATTAACAGAAATTCGTGCTAAAACAGCAGAACAAATCAAAGTAATTGATGATCAAATCACTCAGTTGATTGCTAAAATTGCACAACTTAAAGCAGCATTAGAATCATTAGCCACTTTGAACGCACCCGGAACAGCCCCAACTCAAACTTCATCAGGCGTGCCAATAGGTTCAACTTTAAGTTATCAACTAAGTACTGTTAATTCCAAATTATTAGAATCAATAGTATCTGGTGCTAGTGCGGTACAAGTAGGCGAGCAAACTAGATTAGATATGCTAAAACAAGGCGCATCAGTATCAGGTGCTGCTTCTAGTGCTAGATATACAGCGCAAGCAATCGCATATTTTCAATCAGAATTAGCAAAAGAAAAAGCAGCAGGTACTACATCGATTACTATTAACGCCAACACTAATGCTTCGTCACAGTTGATTGCTAATGATGTAGGATGGGCTATCAGAACTTCATCAGATGTGCAATACAATGCACCTCGTGGTGCACGCAGAATAGAGTAAATAATGCCAGTAGTTAGTTTACTTAATTATCGTTTTGCATTTAATGATTTTGAGTTTGGTGGCGGAAATTCACCATATCAGATTATGACTCTTGACGGATTAGAAGATTTACCTGTTATCCGTAGCCAAGACGATAATCGTGGTTATCAAGATGGCATGTGGACAGGTAGAGATTTTCTATCAGGTCGCACACTAACATTTACTATTCTAGTATTTGGCGATTCAAATAACAGTATGCAAGAAAATCTAAATTTGCTTCAAGCAGCGTTAGTACCACAGCAATCTGGTACTGGGTTATTACAGTTTCAACTTCCCGGAGATGATCTGCAAAGAATCAATGCTCGTGTTCGTCGCAGGGCTATACAAATCAATACTGATTATTCATCAGGTCGTGCGACTGTTATGTATGAATTTTTTTGTCCAGACCCAAGATATTATGATGATCAAGAGCGAACAACTGACTTAACTAATGCTATTGCCGTTGCTGGAAGAACCTACAATCGTGTATATACAGCCACCGCAACTAATCCATCAAACCCTAACGATACTGGTATGTCATACGGCTCAGGTTCAACCTCTGCCAACTTGATCACTAATGATGGCTGGACTACTACCTATCCGATCATCACAATTACTGGACCTGCTATTAACCCTAAAGTCACAAATGTTACTGCTGGTGCGTTCTTGTTGATAGATCAAACACTAGGAACTGGCGATGTATTAGAACTTAATACAGATTACAGAACCGTAACACTCAACGGCATTAACAGACGAGCAATACTTAATAACTCATCAACTTGGTTTGCTGCTCCACCCGGAACTTCATACTATACTTTCCTTGCTACTGGTACAGATGGAAATACTTCATGTGTAGTCAGTTGGCGGAATGCTTACATTTAGGAGAATAAATGGCATTAAGAACCCCACCATCATGGCTACAAAATGGTTCTCACCCTG